AATCACCTGGCGTTAGTAGAGGTCGGCCGCGCCGGGTCCGACGTAGTTGTGGCCGACCGCAACCCTTTCACATTCAAGGAATCCGCCATGAAGATGACCAAACTGGGCAAGGCCCTTTTTGCGGCATTGTGCGCGGCCTCTCCGGTACTGGCTGCGGATTCCGCTTTGCCAGCACTGGTCGGCCCGGCAACCCGCAAGAACTTCGACCGGAAAGACGTTAAGGCCAAATTGCTGGCCCTCGACGCCGAACTGGACCCGCAACAACTCGACAACGTTATCGACGCCCTGCTGGACGTTGAGCAAGAGCCGAAGGCGGTCGAAACGCCTATGGCCGCCGCCGACGAATCCCCGGCCGATAAGCTGCGCAAGCTGCTGGCCGGCAAGGTGGACGAATCGGTCATTGCCGAAGCGTGCGCCCTGATGCAGCCGGCCGCCGCTGACGCGGAGCCCGAAGAACCCGGCATGAAGAAAGAAGAAGTGACCGCGGCCATGGACTCCATGCGCAAAGAAATGCGCGAAGCGAACGAAGCCGCCCGCGAAGTCCGCCACATTGTTGGCGACGTGGCGATGGATTCGGCGGCCGAGATTTACGGCTTTGCCTTGGACCACATGAAGGTCGACCGTGCTGGCGTTGAAGGCGCCGCGGCCCTTCGCGCACTGTTCAAGGTCGCCGCTTCCAAGTCTTCCGCCCCGGCTCCGCGCATCGCTCAAGATGCCGGCGGCTTGGTTGAGAAGTTCCCGGGCGTTGCCCGTTTCCGTCACGCTTAATAGGAGGTCATTACCATGACTGGCTTTCAAAAACAGGTCAATTTGACCCCCGCCCCGGCGGTTGCGGGCGACTTCGCGTCGTCCAATCCTCGCGCCACGGTACTGGCTGGCCCTGGCGGGCTGGTCGCTGGCGTTGGTGGCGTTACCGTCGGCAAGTTCGCTTGGGTTGATTCGGACGGCACGACCGCCCGCTCCCGTGGCACCGCCGCGAAGGCGCCGTCGGGCTTCGTCCACCGCGAACAACAAGGCTTGATTACCGCTTACCTGGGCGAATCGAGCATGAACGTTCCGGTCGGCTTCCCTGTCACCCTGCACAATGAGGGCGATTTTTGGGCAATCAACGCCGGCCCCGGTTCGCTGGCTGTGGGCGATTCGATTTACGCCAACTACGCGAACGGCGACGTCGCACAAGCCGCCGCGGCCAATGCGTCCGCGACCGGATCCATGGGCGCAACCTTCACCGCTTCGGGCTCCGGCACGAACTTGACCGTTTCCGCGGTTACTGGCGTGCTGACCGTTGGCGAGACTTTGAGCGGCACCGGCATTCCGGCCGGTACGACCATCGTTTCGCAAACCAGCGGCACGACCGGCGGCGCTGGCGTCTATGTCACCAGCCAAGCGACCACCATTTCGGCGGCAACCGCGACCAGCTTTGGTAATGTCCTGACCATTACCGCCGTTGCTTCGGGAACTATCGAAGTGGGCGAATCCATTACCGGCACTGGCGTTCCCGCTGGCGCCGTGGTGGCTTCGCAAGTCTCCGGGGCAACCGGCGGCGTTGGCGTCTATACGCTCAGTTTGCCCGCAACGGCATACGCGGCGTCTACCGCTATCACCAGTGTCGGCGGCGTTGTGGCAACGGGCTGGAAAGCTCAGTCGGCCGCCGCCGTTGGCGAACTCGTCAAAATCTCTACCTGGGGCTAAAACATGAATCCGATTCTTCAAGCACTGATGGAGCGTGCCGGCGTCCATTTCATGGGACAGCCCGGCGTCGACTTCCAAGTCCAAGGCGCTACCCTGCGCCTGGCGCACGACGGCTTTGCGTGCGATGCACAGCCGACCCTTATCACCACCAGTAACGCGGGCATCCCCGCCTTTCTGTCCACCTTCATCGACCCCAAGCTGATTGAAGTGCTTGTGTCCCCGATGAAGGCGGCCGAAGTGGTCGGCGGCGAAGTCAAAAAGGGCGACTGGACTACCGAAACGGCGATGTTCCCGGTCGTGGAATCCACGGGCGAAACTTCGTCTTACGGGGACTACAGCGAGAACGGCCAAGCCGGCGTCAACTCCAATTTCCCGCAACGCCAAAGCTATCATTACCAAGTGATGACGCAATGGGGTGAACGCGAACTGGAACGCGCCGGCCTGGCCCGCATCGACTGGGCCAATCGCATGAACATTGCCAGCGTCCTGACGCTCAACAAGTTCCAAAACAAAACGTACTTCTTCGGCGTGGCTGGCCTGCAAAACTATGGCCTGCTGAACGACCCGAGCCTGTCCGCCGCTATCGTGCCGACCACGAAGACGGCCGGCGGCACGGGCTGGGCGAACGCCACGGCGCTGGAAGTGCTGGCCGACGTGCAAAAGCTCTACAAGCAATTGCAGACCCAAGCCGGCGGCATGGTGGAACTTGATACCAAGATGACTTTGGCAATGTCCCCGACTTCCGAAGTTGCCTTGACCAAGACCACGGAATTTAACGTCAACGTTTCGGACATTCTGAAAAAGAATTTCCCGAACCTGACCGTTAAGACCGCGCCGGAGTACACCACGGCGTCCGGGGAACTGGTGCAGATGATCGTGGACGAAGTGGAAGGCCAGCGCACGGCCGACACCGCCTTCACCGAAAAACTGCGGGCGCATCCCATTGTCGTGCAATCGTCTTCCTTCAAACAGAAGAAGTCGCAAGGCACTTGGGGCACCGTGATTTATCGCCCGGTCTTCATTGCCCAAATGCTGGGCGTGTAAGTAAGCGGTAAGCAACAGCCCGGGGGCTTCGGCTCCCGGGATTTTCACCAAACTAGGAGAGTTTGAAAATGGCAAAAATCGTCGTAGTGGGTTGCAAACTGCCCCACGGTATCACCATCGAACACCCCATGGACCCGACCAAAACGGTCGAACTCAAGGGCAAGAATAAGGCCCTGATTGTGGGCGCGGATTACGCCAGCACGGAAGTCGACGCGGACTTTTGGGAGCAATGGTCGGCCGTGAATAAAGAATTCCCCGCGGTCAAATCCGGCGCCATCTTCGTCGCCAAGAGCGCCGCGGATATCGTGGCCGTTGCGCGTGAAAACGCCGACCGCAAAACTGGCTTTGAAGCCATGGACCCGAAGTCGCACGGCGTCAAGCCTGCCGATAAGGATTAAGCGCCATGACCGCCGTTGTCTTCGACCCGGCGGCCTTCAAGGCCCGCTATCCTGAATTCGCCGCGGTTGCTGATGCAACCTTGCAAGCGTGTTTCAACGAAGCGGGCTTGTATCTGTCCAACGCGGACAATTCGCCCGTGCGGAACTTAGCCCGCCGGGCAATTCTTCTTAACATGCTGACCGCGCACGTCGCCTTCATTGGCGGCAAGTTGAGCGCGGACGGCATGCCGCGGCCCGTGGGGCGCACTTCAAACGCAAGTGAAGGCAGCGTGTCGGCTGGCTTTGAATATCTCACGCCAGGCACGCACGCATGGTTCACGCAAAGCCAATACGGCGCCGCCTTCTGGCAAGCGACGACCAGCTTGCGCGGCTTCCGGTACATCGCACAGCCGACAAGGTACTAACATGGCCGGCCACACGCTCCAAGGTGCTGACGGGGTCGCCAAGGCCCTGGAAGAGATTGCCAAGCGCATGGGCGGGGGTGAAGTGGCCGTCGGCTTCATGGACGGCGCCACGTACCCGGACGGCACGCCCGTCGCCGCCGGGGCCTATTGGAACGAATTTGGAAAAGAAGGCCAGCCGCCGCGGCCGTTCTTCCGTCAAATGATTACCGCGGAGTCGCCCGCATGGCCCAAGAAAATGGCGGCGCTGGCGAAGGCTACGGACTACGACGGCGACAAGGTGCTGGCGCTGATGGGCGAAGATATCAAAGGCGCTTTGCAACAAAGCATCAATGATTTTCAAACGCCGGGGCTTGCCCCGAGTACCATAGAGCAAAAGGGATTTGCCAAGCCGCTTATTGACACGTCCCACATGCTCAATTCAATTGCCTATGAGGTCAAGAAATGAAGAATATCCACGCTTTCACCGAAACGCACACCACGCCCCCGGGCTATATCTCAATCAACGATGAAGCCGGCCGCCTTACCGTGTCCGTGCGTACCCGCGGCGGCCAGGTTCCGTCGGTCATTGAAATGAACCGGGACCAACTGGAAGCCATGCACGCGGACGTCGGCGCCTATCTGACGGCAACCGCTCCGGCACCTGTGGTCGTTGAGCCCGCGAAGGCTGACGCCAAGCCGGAGCCCAAGGCAACGAAGGACAAGGCGTAATCATGGATTTGCGCGGCATCGCCAATGGTGTGATTACCACGGTCAACCCGAACGAAACCGTTACCGTTTTGCGGTCGACGGGTTACACCATTGGGGCCGGCGCAAAACAAGTGCCGAGCTATGCCGCCCCGGTCGACGGTCCCGGCCAAATTCAAGCCTTGGACGCGGACGATATCGCGCAACTTGACGGCTTGAACATTCAAGGTACCATCCGGGCAATTTACTTGCGCGGAACCCTGGCCGGCGTTGTTCGCCCTGACGGCACGGGCGGCGACCTTGTCAAGCGCAACGGCGGGACGCAAACTTGGCTTGTGGTCAAGGTGCTGGAATCCTGGCCCGATTGGACCAAAGCGGCTATTTGCCTTCAAGGGTCTTGACAATGAGCGGGCAAATTTATTTGATTCGCAACATCATCAACGGCAAAGGCTATGTCGGTCAAACAAAGTTGACGGTCGTCGCACGATACAAAAAGCATTTGGAGAACGCGAAGCGTGGCATTGATGGTGCGCTATATCGGGCAATGCGAAAGCATGGTGTCGAAAATTTTAGCGTTATTGAAATTGCAACATGCGACCGTCTTTTGTTGGACGATTTGGAAAAGCACTACATTAAATTTTTTGGCACTTCCACTGTATCCGGGCACGGGTACAACATGACCGACGGCGGCGATTCTCGACGCGTACCGGAAGGCTGGCGTCAGAAGGACGAAAGCAAAGCCAAAAATTCAGCGAGTCATAAAGGTATGAAGCGTCCGCCGCGTTCTGATGAATACCGAGCAAAACAGGCCGCCGCCCAAAAAGGTAAGAGCATTCCCGATGAGACTAAAGCTAAAATATCGGCGGCCCTGAAAGGGAAAAAGAAACCGTCCCGTTCGGAAGAATATAAAGCAAATATGTCGGCCGCGAAAAAGGGACAAGGCAAGGGCAAGCCGTGGTCGGAAGCTAGGCGCTTGGCACACAAGGGGCAATAA